GGGGATTTAACAGCAACAACTGATTAATTTGATTTAGATATAACAGGGGGATATAAACATCTCCCTGTTTAATCTTTTAATATGTGTGGTTGTTCTAACAATAAAAAAATTGTAGATTTACCACATCTAAAAATTTATGTTATTATGGCAAGTTATAAAATTAAAGAAAAATATATTGGGTCTGCTACAGGCTTTAACCCTAAATATACAGTTAGATGGGGAAATCAATCTCAAGAAGAACTTTCATATATATATGAAGAATTAAATGGCTCAAAATATATTATAAAACTTGAAAAAACAAAAAAATCAAATGAGGAAAGCACCATTAAAGCGTCAAACAAAAAAACAAAGTCAACTAAGAAAGACGACTAAGAAAAGTAATACATTTGAGTTTGGGGTGTTTGATTTAGCTATCCCACCAAATATTACTGAACCAAAAAATTTAAATAACATATCTACTAAGTGGGTTCCATTTGGTAATGATAATTTATTTCCTCAATACTTAGCAGAATTAAAAAGAAAATCTTCTACACATAGAAGTGTTTTAGCACAAAAAACTGTATTTACAAGTGGAGCAAAATTTGTTTGTGATAACGAACCTTTAAGAGAGTTTATAGAAGATGTAAATGCAAACCAAGAATCATTAAGAGATGTATTTAAAAAATTAGCAGATGACTATTATACGTTTGGTAATGCGTATATGGAATGTGTAAAATATGATGGAGGTGTAAACCTTTATCACTTAGACGCTACAACAGTTAGAATGTCTAAATCAAAAAAAGAAGTTTATGTAAATCCTGATTGGTGTAAGTATTGGAACAATGAGGATAAAATGTATAGATTACCTATATACCCAAGAGTAGCGCATAATAAATTTGTAATACACTTTAAAGATTATGAGCCTACGTTTAACTTTTATGGGTTACCTGATTATGTTGCTGCATTAGAGCATATTGCAGTAGATTATGAAATCGGTAAATGGAATCATACTAAGTTTTTAAATGGCTTTCAGCCTTCTGCTATTGTAGAAATTAGTGGAGATATGGGCGAAGAAGAAGCTCAGAAGATGGTTAAGGAAGCACAAAGAAAATTTGTTGGTGAAGGCAACAATGGTAAAATATTATTTATAGTTAAGAACGGTGATACATCACCTGCTAACGTACAAATAATAAAAGATGACCAAGAGGGTAGTTGGATAGAATTACAACAAATTACAGACCAAAATATAATTACCGCTAACAGATGGCAGCCATCTTTATCAGGTATAGTAAGTTCAGGAAAAATGAACAACACAGGAAGTGAGATTAGAATAGCATACGATTTAGTAATGACTACTGTAATTAGAGATACTTCTGAATTAATATTAAATGGAATTAGAACGGTTCTTTATAATGAAATGGGGTATGACCCTAGAGATTTAAAAATTCATTATGAGCCGCCAATCTCATACGCTAATGACGTAGACATTAGAGAGGTACTGACTATTAACGAACAAAGAATGTTGATAGATGAAGATTTACCTATGTTAGAAGATGGCGATATGTTTGTTGCAGACAGAGAAATTATTGTAACAGAGAGAGATGATGATGGAGATGGTGAAGTAGATGAATCAAAAGAAATAACAGTAGAACAATAAAATGGGAAATACAAAACAATACAAAACATTAGTTACAGCAGGAGAGGTTATTAGCAAAACATTTACTAATAAAAATACAGACCCTGTTTTAGTTTCTGATAATACGCTTGTGTTGTCTGAGTTAGCTCATTTAAGACCATTGTTAGGAGATAAGTTTTATGCAGAATTAAAATTGCAAAACGATACAGGTACTTTAAGTGTTGCTAATCAAACATTTATGACTTATTATTTAGAAGATTGTTTATGTTGGTTTACAAGATTTGAAGTAGTAAATGATATAATGAGTAATATAACTTCTAGCGGTGTAGTGCATAATATAGATGAGTTTTCAAGAATAATTACACCATCAGATTATAATGCATTTAAACAAGATACATATAGAAAAGCAGAGATATTTGCTAACGATATGATTGATTTTTTAGATGGTACAGACCAAGCAGGTTTATATCCTACTTATGAGTCTAACAAACCAAATCAGTTAAATAGAACATATAAGAATCACGGTATGATATTTTACGATAGTATATATGGTTACAATGGTGTAGAAGGGTGTACGAGTTGTGGTACAGATTATGTAAATGGAAATTGCAACTGTGGTTGTGGTAATTGTTAAAAATAAATAAATGGCATCTAACGAACATAAAAACTTAACAGACGTAAACAGACATAATCCAAAAGGTTTTGAGTCTGCATTTAACGACACTATATTAAGTAAAACTGTAGGTAGTGGTTCAGGAAGCACAGATGGTAGTTTAGAGTGGGTTAAGAAAAATTTAATAAAAGTAGATACATTTGACATTCAAGGCTATGCCACATTAGGAAATTCTAACTATCACTATGGAGCTAATATGACTGATGGTCAATCTCCAAATGAATACAATCAAGATTATGGTTCAGGTACTGTTGGGCAAACAGGATTTGATATAGGTGATTTTTTTAAAGTAAAATCATTTGTTATGCATAGTGCTTGCAATGTAAACAAATTATATATGTGGGCTAACTCTACAAGCTCAGCAACAATAACAGTAGCTTTATGTAAAATGACTTTTGTAGCAGGAAATACAGGAGCTATTGACCCTGTGCTATTAAACGAATTAACAATAACAGGACAGGCTAGTAATGACAATTTACAAGTAACTAGAAACTTAACTCCTGAAACAACTTTAGCTGCAGGTGATGTTTTATTTGCTATGGTAAAAGCATCTACAGCAGCAACAACATATTTTAAAGTAGGAATAGAAGTCGGATATGACAATTAATAACAAATACAAAATGAGTGATACAATACAAGATACGATAAAAGTGGGAATGGCAAATTTAGGGGCGATAGGAATATCTTTAACAGATATAAATGAAGTATTATCAACAGTTTCTTTAGTAATGGCTATTTCATTTTCTATTTATCAATTTATAAAAACAAAAAAATAATATGGCAAGTACAGTAACAGCATCAGATTTAACAGTAACTATAACAGAATCTTACACATTAAACGGTGTAAGTTATGGTAATACTACAAATAAAGTATTTACATCTAAAGGACAGATTGACCAAAGAATAATGAATGTTGCAACATCATCTACAACTTTATTTATGTTTGACGCTACTGACAGCGCAGGAACAGGAGTTGCAGCAGATTATGTTTATTTTAGAATAACTAATTTAGATGATACTAACTTTGTTACTTTAAGATTATTTAATGGTGCTGATAGTTTTTGGCTTAAAATAGCTGCAGGAGAATCGTTATTATTAATGAACAATGAAATGGACGCTGTAACAGGAACGTCTTTTGGGGCCTTAGCAGACATTACACATATATACGGACAGTCAGATACTGCTGCTTGTGATGTTGAATTTATGGTAGTAACTGAATAATATGGCTAAAAAAAGAAAGCTAAACTCTAAGAATCCAAAGTATATGGACGAGGTTGTTGAGGTTAAAAATACCAAAAAACTTATTAGAGAAATAAAAGGAGTACGAATTTACGCTATTTTTAATGAATAGTTGTAATTTATTCCTAGTGAGAGATGCTTTTACTGATAAATCTATTATTGGTAAGCTATATCTAAATGGAGAATTTATAGCACATACACTAGAACTTCCTTGGAAAAACAATGAAAAAGGTATATCTTGCATCCCTAAAGGAGTGTATGATTGTAGGGTTAGATATGCTGATGAAAGCGCAAGCCGAGATTACACACACCTTATTGTAGAGAATGTTCCTGACAGAACATATATACTGTTTCATCGTGGTAACTCTGCAAAAGATAGTAGGGGTTGTATTTTAACAGGAATGATGAGGGGTGATGATGTAATATATCAAAGTAAAAACGCCCATAATCTTCTTATGAAAACAATCATAGATAATAAGATGGAAAATAAAATTGAATTAGTAATTAAAAATAGATAAAATGAATAAGTTTTTAGAAAAGTTTTTATTAGGTACAATGTTTAAGAGTAAGAAATTTTGGTATACAGTAGTTGGTTGTTTAACTACTTTACTAAGCGAGCAGTTTGGACTAGACGCTACAGAGGTAAACAATATTCTTATGAGTATTGCAGCTTTAGTTTTAGGACAAGGTATTGCTGATACTGCAAAAGCAAAGAAATAATTTGCGTATTAAATAAATATAGTTAACTTTGTAGTCCTTCTCTGAGTGTTTTCATAGTGGGTTTTAGTTAGCAGTAATTAAGAGTGAGAGGTTAATAACTTCTCACTCTTTCTATTTATAAGGTTTTTTTTATTATATATTTACTAAAACTAAAATTATAAATTATGCTAGAAAAATTAAAAGGAAAACGATTGAGGCTGTCTGCCGAAGAAGTTGAGCTTATTAATGAGTTCAGAGGTGATAATTTAGAAAACATTAATGGAAATACTGCGCTAGATATACACTTAAAAGAGAGAGGAATAGACAAGAAAGATGTTGTTAGTGTAAAACATTGGCAAAGTATGAGTGGAGATTTAAGATTCTCTATCGTCACAAAGGAAGATTTTGGTTTAAATGAAAATCAAATCTTTAAAAAAATAAATAACTTCATAGAAGAATACTCTCCTACTTATACTACAATAAAACATACTAAAGGTAATCATCTTCTTGTAATAAATCCTGCAGACATTCATATAGGTAAGTATGCTAACGAGCTAGAAACAGGAGAGCAATATGACTGTGAAACTGCTGTAGTTAGAGTATTAGAAGGCATAGAAGGATTAATACAAAAGTCAAAAGGATTTGAAATTGACAGGGTATTATTTTGTGTAGGTAATGATGTCTTACACATTGATAATGTGTATAATACAACTACAAAAGGTACGCATCAAGATACTGATGGTAAGTGGTGGGAACACTATGAGATTGCTCTTATGCTTTATGTAAAGTGTATAGAAACATTAAGACAAATTGCACCTGTAGATGTTATACATAGTATGAGTAATCACGATTATCAAAGTGGCTTTCATTTAGCACACACATTAAAGAGTTGGTTTAGAAAAACTAAAGATGTTAGCTTTGATATAACGGTAGCCAACAGAAAATATTACAAGTATGGTAATAATCTTATTGGTTTAGAACACGGAGACGGTGCTAAAATGGATAAATTACCTTTACTTATGGCACAAGAAAGACCTGAAATGTGGAGTAAAAGTAAATTTAGATATTGGTATTTACATCACATTCACCACAAAGTAAAACACAAATGGTTAGACGCTAAAGACTATATTGGCGTTACTGTTGAGTATATGAGAAGCCCATCATCTGCTGATAGTTGGCACTCGCGCAAAGGATTTTGCGGCGCATACAAAGCTTGCGAGGCTTTTGTTCACGATAAAGAAAGCGGTCAGGTAGCAAGACTTACACATTATTTTTAATGGTAATAATTTGGCCTTCTTAAACCCTTAAGTAACCCTTTACATAGGGTATTTAATACCCTTATATATAAAGATAAAGATAAATATAAAGATAAGGATAAAGATAAATACTAGGTTAAACCGCATTTTTTTAAAAATAACTTATAAATTATTTGGTGTTTACAAAAAAAGCTGTATCTTTGCATAGAATTATCTAACTAAGTATTAACGAAAACACATACATTATGGCATATCAAGTAAGTAGTTGTTGCGGCGCAGACTACGAAGAGCGTGGAGATTATGATAGATTTAACTTTTACGTTTGTTGTAAATGCGAAGAAGAATTTGAAGAACCTATTATGGATTATGATTACAGAAACTTTATGATAGATGATAGGAAAGAAGCGGAGGCAGATGAGTACAGAGCTAAAATGGCAAGCATACCATTTGGTTAAAATTAATTAAATAAAACTAAAACTAATATGAAGAAAATAAAAAACACACAACCCGAAGTTAAAGAAACTAAAAAAGACGCACTAAGAAGATTATTCTTAGAAAACAATCTTGTTGAAGAAGATGTATACAAAGATAAAAGAGGCTTTGTTATTATCACAAGAACAGGTATAGACAAGATAGTAAGCAAACAAAACATACAAGTAGCTTACGAGCCTGTTGTAATGGAAAAAGATTGGGTAGTTATGAGAGCTACTGCAAGCTTACAACAAGGTAAAACAACTAGAAATATGATGTCTTTTGGTGAAGCATCTGATTCTAATCTAATGGGAGGTGGTAAAAAGTTTCCTGTTGCTATGGCTGAGAAACGAGCTATGTCAAGAGTTGTGCTTAAGATAGCAGGATTCTATGAGCAAGGAGTGTTTGGTCAAGATGAAATGGTAGACTAATGGAAAGCGAACACACAGGCATACCTGCAGTAGACAGAGTTATAGCAACAATACTAGAAGAGGTAGAAGAAGAAGTTGAATATACTTGTTGTGGAGATGAAGTGGTAGGTTGGGTAGAGGACTATAGAATATGTCCAACCTGCAAAGAACACATTTAAAGTGAACACTAATTGGTTTGATGAGGTTGTTGATGGAAAGCCTAAACAAGCAGAATATTGGCAGATAGATTACATTGACAGCCTCTTACCAAGAACCGCACTACCACTTAACGAACAGCACGAAATAGCAAATAGAATTTACGATAAAGATTTTAGTGAAATAGAAGCAGACGAAATAATAATACTATTAAAAGAAAATGAAGTTAAATCAGACCCCAAAGACCAATACCAACAGTTCGTCAAAAACGGAATGTTTAGTAGTTAGCATAATACGAAACCCTACAAGAGCATTTACATACTCTGTATGGTACGGAGATAAGTTCTTAGGAGAACTGATAGAGGACGACATTCAAAGACTGCTAGGTGATGAGACTAAAAAGTTTTATCAAGACAATCAAACTAATTTTTTAGTTGCTAAAAATAAAATTAAAACCATTATTAATAAAAAAAAATACTTTTAAAATGAAAAACAATTATGAAAAAGTTAGGGCCTCAAGAAATGAGTTAGAGGCTATCCTAAGAATCAGAGGAATATCTAAACAAAAGTTTGGAAGAATATTAAATATAAAAGGCTCAACAATAGAAAAATATGTAGAGAAGCCTTACTACCTAAGATACTACCAAATGCAAAGACTTGCTAACTATCTTAACATAGATGTTAAAGATGTAGTAGACATAGTTGAGGTAGACCTAGAATCAAATGCTATAGTAGTAGATGGTGAAGAAAACTTTAAGGCTATAGAGTCTTTACTATCTAAAAGTGAATAGCATATATGACAGAAGAAGGAAGGAATGTTGTAGATAGTCTTATAACATTAAAAGAAGAAGATAATAAAATTAAAATAAATCAAATAGAATTAGATAATTACTTTAACAATAGCGGCTTAATAGAATATAATAAAAAACTAAAAAAACCAATAGAAGATTATAACCTAAAAGAAAAGCAAATTGTAAAAAATGATATGTCTAAATATAAATTAAAAAAATATGGCAGATAAAAATTATGTAGCAAGTAGTATCAAGAAAGTTACTACACAGTATGGAGACTTGTTTAATGCAAGCTTTAAAGTAGAAGACCTACAAAAGATGGCTAAGAGAGGTTGGGTAAATATTACAATAGCAGAACGTAGAGAAGTTTCTGAGAAAGGAGCAACTCATTATGCTTATGAGAATACTTACGAGCCACCTAAACCTGACACGGTAGACAACTCAAATACAGAAGGAGATTTACCATTCTAAACTTTAGAGAGGGGGAAGGCACAACGCCTACGATATAACCTGTATT